GAAATAGAGGCAGAGCAAAACGTATCTATTGAACAAGTCAGACAACAACAAAATTCTATAAAAGATGAAATCTTAACTATAAAAATAACCGCTATCTTTTTATTTACCTGCTTACCATTTTCACAACCATACATGGAAAAGGCATTTAGCATACTTGCCAATGCACCAACAGAGTTCTGGTGGGCAGTGCTAATTGTGTATTCTGGTAGTTTTGGTTTATCTACTCTCAATAACATTCGTAAGAAGTAATTGACTCCTCGCAAGACTAAGTATCACCCATATAGCAAAAAGTTTCCTGCAACAGATGTCATGGGAGTATGCCCAATATGTAATAAAAATGTGTTAAGAGGTGATGGTTTTGTTATGGAAGAAAAATTTGAACCTACTATGCACAAAGTTTATATTCATCATTCTAAGTATGATGATTGTTTACAAAAACACTTTGAAAACCAAAAACAAGAAGAAGAAAAAGAACGTAAACGCAAATTAGGATTTGCAGAAAACCCTTTAGACCATTTTATAAAAAAAAATAAAGGGCTAAAATAATAAATTTTCTCTAAAATCACTAGCTTGTATTTTTTCAATAGTTCCATCATTTACATGAATATAACTATCTTTTGTTGTATTCATATCTGTATGACCCAAATATCGAGCAATCATAAACTCGTTATATATTTCATATTTAGACCATTGGGTAGCAATCCAAGACCTAAAGAAATGAAATGCCAACCCTTTGGGCAACTCATAATCCCCAGTCATCATTTCAGCTAATCTAGTTCTACCAGTTGGTGCTTTATAATAACAAGCATTGCCCACTTTAGTCCTAGAACCAATTTTAAAGCCATTTAACATAGGAAACAATATACCCTCTGGGTTGCTTATCATTGGGTTTGCTTTCATTGTATCTATGTACTCTTTGAGCTTTTTTGCCAACCCAATACCTATTGGTATTTGTCTATAATCACTAGACTCAGTCTTAGTAAATTCCATTCTATTGCCATCTCTATCAATCTGACCACATACAGTTAGATAACTTTGGTCATTATGACTAAATGTAAAGTCCTCATATCTAAATCCAAACAATTCAGAACGTCTTACCCCAGTGTTAGCCAACACATAAATCAGCATATACCAGATATAATCTTTATCTTTAATACTTTCAAAAAAAGAACGCATCTTGCTTATAGACCACTCACTCATTAGTGTTTTTAATATGAGCTTACGTTCTCGCCTACTAATTTTAAAGTAACCATTGCTTATGACACTCTTATTATGTCTGTAATCAGTTACAACATTGTTATCTAAATTAAAGTGTATTTGTGCATAAGACATCAAATTTTCTAATTTATTAAAATATTTAATATTTACACTTGGAGTTGCTTTAGTAGATACAGTTGATATTTGTTTTCTAAATAAATCACAATGTCTCATAGTCCACATATTAATAGGTGTAACATATAGCTCATTGTTGCTTTGCACTATTTCTAATATTTTCTCAAACAAATTTATTTTTTCAATAGCTTTGCTTTTTTTAACATACTTGTTTGTTCTTAAATCATCATGCAAATCTTTGAGCATTGTATTAATTAATGCAGGGCAGGTTATGGCTCTATTGCCATCTGTTTTTAAAACAATTTTGCCTCGTTCTACATCATTAATAACTGTTGCTAGTTTTTTAATCAATGCTTGTTGGCATTTAGATGTAAAACGCACCTTGCCATTATCAGTTTTTTTGTCAGCAATTTGTATATAAGTTTGCACTCTACCATTTTTTAATTGATAAATGGGTGAGCCATGCAACTTATCTTGCCATGTATTTAGTATGTGTAAACTATCCACCATTTTGAATCCTCTTTGATTGTATGTTTGCTTCTTCAGTTAATTTATGTAAAACCTCGTCTTGTTCTTTTAGATTTAGTTTTAACATTTTTCTGTATTGTTGAACCTGCACATCAGATACATAAGGGTCGTTGCTTATATGTTCTTTTATGCAGTTGACTAATGTTATAAATTTACGTCTCATAGTAACACCTATTCTTTCTGTTTGTGCTGATACTTAATTGTATCTCTCACCCCACAACTAAGTATGGGGTGTAAGATAAAATTATTGGATTGCTATGCCCTCAAGATTAAGTTGAGCATATTTAAAATCTGGGTAATGATTTTTAATCATAACATCAATGTATTGTTTAAAAGGTACAGTTGATGGATTAATTGCACTATCCAATGCCTCAAAATATTCATTAACTGGGTATTCATAAACTGTAATCATACCCTCTTGATTAATGAATAGTCTGTTGCCCACTTGGTACATATCATCATCACTAAATTTCATGCCATGATAATCATTGGTTAAAACATTTTTAATTGTTTTAAGGTCTTTAATTTTTTCCATATATATTTCCTTTATTAGTTAGTTATTAAGTAAACGATTGGTAAACAGATTTATTACAAAATTAATCAAAATGTTTTGGGTCTCTTGGTAACAGTGAATCCATATACACATTTAAAAGTTGTTTTGTTCTTTGAACCATCATTTTAGCAACTTGTAGATTAGTTGTAGGATTACCCTTGCTATCAAAACCATTTGGAAACTCTTTGCCCTTATCTAAAACATCTTGATAAAATTTTATTGTTTCTTTGTAGTCTTGTATTTGTTCTTGTACTTCTTGTTCCATTTTAGACTCCTTTGTCTAGATTGTTATTAACTGGCTACTAAGTTACCATTCGTAGCCATATTGTCAATAGTGGCAAATTGTTTAATGATTACTCTTTACCCAGTAATTGACAAAGCCTTTAGACATTGGCTAAAATCGTAGGTTTATTCTATTTTGTGTGTGATTCTTTTTGCAGAAATCTCTAAAAAACTAAGGTTTTTAGTACGAATCTCATTGACGTAAATAAGTCGGATAGATTATTTATACTTAAAAACCTAGAGAAAACTGAGTAAAAAACAAAAAGTTCACTTAGAGTTCACCATGTCTGGCTACAATATTTACTTAAAGTGAATTTTTTTGCAAGTATTATTTAACATGGAAGTAGCCAACCATATTCATCATCTGGGTTCATGATTCGCCACTAAATTTTTCATTGTCATCATCAAGCACATCTTTCTTTACTTTAGGAGTCCAAGACTTAGAACATCTATCAGTACAATACTTTTTACGTTTTTGGGCAGGGTGGTGTATCATAAATTTATCACCACAAGTTATGCAGGTTTTTTCCTCACTGAACATTGTCTAAGTAAAAGTTCACTACTAATTCTAATACTTGACCTCTGGTTGCATGGTTCTTTGATACATACCAATTCTTTTCACCATTCAATATCTTTTCAGTTACTTTATCTGAGTATTCTTTACGTCTTTCTAACTCTAGCTTTTCTCTTATATGTTCTATTTTTTTGTCTAGTTCTATTGCCATTGGTCTTTTTATGTTAAATCCAATGTTATGATGACTAACACTTTTGTTAATATACTTAGGTTGATTTTGTTTTGGCATTAGTAAATATCTCTTTCTTTGTAATTGGTAGATAACCTATTTTGTGGGTCTAACATTAAAGTTTTTGATATTACAAAGTTCTCTCTAAAATCAGAAATTGCATCTATGTTGTTTAAAAAATAATTACATATCACACCAACAAAACCAGACTTAGATATGTTCTCGCATTGTGTTTCAAATCCAACACCATCTACTGCTTTATTAAAACTAATTATGCTTTCTTTAACCATTGAAGAAATCAAACTATCCTCTGGTCTTACTTTAATCATTATCTCTGTAATTATGGGTCTGCCATTATCATCAAACTCTGAAAACCCAAAAATAGCATGGACTTTATATTGACCGCCACCCTCTGCACCCACATAGGTTTTAAGCAATATTGATTCAAGTCTATTGTTATCAGTCATGCACTTTATCTTTCTTTTCTTCATCTAATTTACTTGCTAGTTGACCTGCTAAAGCTGAATACCCAATCAAATCTATGTAATTGTCTGAATCGTAATCACCTGCTTTAGTTCTAGCAACTTTAAGTAGAGCCATCATGGTTAGGACATCTAAGGCAGATAAATCTACACCTAGATACCCAGACCATAATTTTGCAATGTTCTCATGGTTCTTAATAAAATCACCATGCTTACGTTTTCTATCGCCAGTTATTAAGTTTCCTGCTTTATGTAGTATGTCTAGTGCGTACTGCATTAAAAAGGAATCTCATCATCTATATCACCATCAGATATTGCAGGTGCGTCTGGTGTTGGTGTTTGACCACCTGCATTAGTCTTTGGGTTTGGGTTTTTCCATCTTGGTTTGATGTTGACATTAAAAGTATCTTTAGTGCCATCTTTGACCCACATTGATACTGCCATAAAACACTTATCACCATTCTTATTAGTGTCTGTAAGTATTTTTTCTAACAGTTGCTTATTAATCATGGTATTTTGGCTAAACGTAGACTCACCAGTTGGTTTACCATCTTTAAACTCTTTAAACAGTGGTTGAAAGTGAGGTGCTTTTTCTGGGTCGCCTTTCCTTTCATCTACTGGTACAAATTTTAGTTCAAAGTATTCACCCTTTTCTAATGGGTTGTATTTATCACTCATTATGTTTTCCTTATTTTAGTTGTGAAATGTCAAATCCACTTGTTGGACTTGAGTTGTTTTGCTCAAAATCTAAGTCTTGAGATTCTTCTATGTTTAGTAGAAAGAATTTTTGTAGCAGGTACTTGTACCCATAGCTCATTAGTGAACCACTAACTTTTGGGTCATTCTGATTACCTTTTAATACTTGAGGAACTTTAATATCACCGCACCTATGAAAATGGTGTACGTTTCTACCTTGTTCATCTTTATAGCAATTATCCATGTCAGTTATATTTAATACAACTGTTGCTATCATCATCTTGTCATCAGTTATTTCAAAAAAACAAGTCGGAGTTAAAACTAACCTTGCATATTGACAAGCCTCTTTGACAACTTGTTGCACATCATTGTATGAACCTGCTGAATAACCCATACCAGTTTTTTTCTTTTTCACATCAGCACATTTCTCAATGGCTAAATGAATTTTCTGATACATATTGAGTTCTTTAATTGATGTATCTTCTTTAGGTTTGGTTTGTTTCTTTTCAGTCATTAACTTGCCTTTTTGTTATTGTTGTAAATATCGTAAATCATTTGTTTGTACTCTGGCTCAATGTTCTTAAAGAACAAATGGTCATATTCTGGTGGTACAAGTTTAATAATTTTAAGAGGGTCATTAGACATCTGTAAAAGTGTTTGCCTCACCATTGCCTTGTCTTTAATGCTTTCCATTTCAGACTTTAGTCTAGTCCATTGCAATTCTTCATAATCATCATGTCTAAAAAATCTAGAATCTTTTGGAGTTACATAAAGCATATCGCCTAAAACATTTTCTGCATGGGCATAAATACTCATTTGAGATAAATGAAAACTCTTAGGTTCATTTGGGGTGCTAGGAAATTTCCATATTCGTTCACCTTTTTTACCTTTAAGAACTTTCTTAACCACATAATCTTTTTTGTAAAAGCCACCTACATTTGGGTATGATGTTTTTAACTCAGTCCAATGTTGCAAAATTCCACTGCTATCTACATAAGCAATATCAATAAAACCAGTCCACATAACTCTTATGCCATCTATGACATAATAAACTGGTCTTTCTAATTGTATTGTCTCACCATCTCGTCTTTCATAACGTATTTGATATACAATTTCAGTTAGCATTTGTTTTCCAAACGTCATGTAATATTCATTCATCTCACCATCAAATTCATTAACTGTACTTGGTATATATCTTTTTGAACTATCAGTTATAAATGCCCATGCTTGGTCTATGTTGCAAAAATCAGTTGCTACTAATCCTGCCCATTCACCTAACCACTTACCCCATTCCATTCTGGCACTTCTTTCAAACTTTCTTTTATGCTCTTTCAATATTATATATTTTATAAACCATAAAAAGTTTGGAAGGTTGATAGATGAATTACTTAACCATTCAATTTCTTGCCTTGCCCATTCCTCACCAGTAACAAAATTTCTTTTTAACTTTTCTTGTTCTATTAATGATAGCTGAGTTATATCTCTATTAGGTTCTGATAAGACCACTGACCCTTTTGGATTATGTAAAGGAGTCATATTTTTAGAATCAGCAGTCTTATCTTTTTCCTCTTTGTTGGGGGAAACTTTTTTTTTCTTAGGCAATTACATTCACCATTGAGTTTTGTAATTCAATCATCATTACTAAAATAAAATAACAAGCAGGTATAAAAGCAATGCAACAAAACATCTTTGCAGTTATTTCTATAATTTCTAACCAAGTAAATTTATTCATAAGTACCTCGTTTTTTGATTCGTTCAATGTGAACAAGTTAGTCTAGCGAGTACACTATTTCAAACTATTATTTACATTTTTAATTTTTAGGTGAATTTACCTCTAATTTTTGAGGATATATATGGCTTAGATTCAGTTAAACAATTACTTGTACTATGTAGCCAAAGTAGTACAATATAGACATAACAAAAAAACAAGGAGTCAAAAATGAGACAAACAAAACACACAAAGATAAGACAAAACGGAGTTGGTGGAAATTGGATTGCAATATTATATCAAAGAGTTCACCCAACCAATCCAATAGTTGAGGGTGGTTATGATGAGCAAATTTTAGAAGTAAGACATTATCAAACTCTAAAAGGTGCAGAAAAAAAAGTAAAACAATGGGGGGTTGCGTAAGCAACCCTAGAGGGAATTAAATATGTACGATTATTTTGGAAATAAATTTACTGGAAAAAAATATTGGACACTCAAGGGTAAAAAATATCAAAGAGCCGATTGTAGTCGGTGCAATGGTAGTGGTATGTATTCATCTTTTCATGGTGTTTGTTGGAAGTGTGGGGGTTCTGGCAAACATGAGGTTGTTGCAAGATATGATTTAAGATTATATGAAACTGAAAAAGAAATATTAGAAGTTATTAAAGTTAGAAATGAAAAAGAAGAAAAAAGAAAAGAAAAAAATAGAATTGAATATGAAAAAAATCTGCCATTAAT